TACAGATCTTGCGAAGACATTCTAGAGGCGTTAAAAATACCTCTCGGCGAGAACTCTTGCTACGTTGTACTATCTGATTCAATAGAAATGGTCGGCGATAGATTTTACATCAAAGCAACGGCATCACTTAAAAAGGATGGTGCGGTCATAGAAGTTTCCACATCTTACGCAAGAGAGTCACTTACGAAAAAAGGCATGGACGACAGCCAAGTTACAGGCACAGCCAGCAGCTATGCAAGAAAGTACGCTCTAAACGGCTTGTTTGCTATCGATGACACTAAAGACGCGGACACTAACGAGCATACAGCGCAAGTATCAAAGCCTGAGCCGGTGATATCATCGCATCAATACAATCAGCTTGTGCCGTTCTGCCTGACTAATTCAGAGATAAATTCAACAGGTCAAGCAATGTTAAACTACTATAAGATTCAAGCAATAACCAAGCTGCCAGCGTCTCTATTTTCAGAGGCCATCAATAAGGCAGCATCACATTCAATGGGAATAAATAAGGCAAGCGAAAATGTTTAATAAATTAGTACGAATAGGTAAAGATGCAGAATTACGACAGTTAGACAACGGCACAGCGCTAGTTAGCTTCTCGGCTGTCTATGATGTAGGTTACGGTCAAAACAAAAAGTCTCAGTGGTTAGATTGTGCCATGTTCGGTGATCGAGCGAATAAAGTTGCACAGCACTTAACTAAGGGCAAGCAAATTGTTATTTATGCAGATGATCTATGTATTAATGAATGGAACAAGCCAGATGGCAGTAAGGGCTTTAAATTAGCGTGTAAGCTAGTTTCATTTGACTTTGTAAGCGATGGCAATGGTGGGCAACAACAAGCTACACAGCAGCAAGAGACGCCTGCTAAAGATTTTGACTTTGATGAAAGAATACCGTTCTAAACTAATTTGGGTTGAGACTTATCCTTAAAAAGACCCGGTCTGAAGGTGGCCGCTAAAACTAACGCTGTGCTGTGCATAGATCCCGAATTTAAATCTAGCACTTGTATTAATGCATGTCTCGTAATCATGAAATGTAAAGCTTAGGACCAAATAATTATAGGAGATATTATGAATAGAACAAAAAGAATACTTTATAGCTGTTTGATTGCTGTTATTTTATTATCTTTTAGTATGTATTTAGACAAAAATGAACTGCTAGGTGCATCAATTGTTTTTTTAGTGATTGTTTTTTGTACAGTAAAAGCACTGCTAAAAATAGACAATAAATATTTAGATAAAAGAAAAACTAAAAAAGACTTAACATCATTAACATTTATTGATTATTCATTTATAAAAGAATGTGAAATAAATAATTCAAAACCTTTAAAAAAGATAACTAGCGTTAAAATCTATAACTTAATACTAACAATAGCAATCCTGACATGCGGTTATAGTGCATATAATAACCAACAAATTATAGTAGATGATCACGTGTACTGGACCGCACAGACAACGAATGCGGAATTTATGAGAAGACAGAGGAAAATAAATTATGAGTAAATTCAAAGTAGGCGACGAAGTACAAGAGCTAAGATTTAAAAATTCAATTTTAACTATAGACCATGTGAATGGGCCTATAATTTCGTTTAAGGGAGAAGTTTATCAGGCTCATGAAGCTAACTACAAGCTTTTTACAGTATACCCTAACCTACCGCTCTCACATTTTGAGCTACGAGTAGAACACGCTAAAGGTGCTGACATAGAATTTAGGTCTAATTCAGATGAGTGGTTTTATGTTTTTAGTCCAACTTGGTTAGAGCATTATGAATACCGAGTTAAGCCGGTTAAGAGCGATGCTGAGAAACGTATTGATGTACTACAAAAAATGATAGATGACCATGAACAGCACATAATAAATTGTCGCTGCGAGTTATCTTACTTAAAACCAAATATTAACTGTTGACGCACAAGCATATCTATATTATTATTTGTTTGTCTTAGCAATACTGCAAAAGACTAAATATACGCTTTTTTTATTGAATATTTTTTGTTATTAGTAATGTGATTTAGTTCCGATTTTGCCCACTAGAACGTGGGACTTTTTTTGTCTAAAATTTAGCGCTGTATGATTGTCCATACATAATTAATGCAATGTACGCCTCTTTTAAAAAGTTGAGCATAAAATCTATCATTTAAAAAACCCAAATCTGAACGGAATCCACACAGACTGAAATTCTGCAAGATTGTCGGGTGTCAATAATAGCGTATTGCCATTCTTAAATACAAACTTTGTTGAATTGCCTTTCTGTATAAAGTCTTTAATAGATGCAAGCCCCCACATATCTTCGGCTTCTGCTGAACACAAAATACCCTCAAATTTTACACCAGCAAACTTTAAAGCGTCTGCCTTTTCTTTAGCAGTTGGCTTTGGCTGCTTAGCAGGTGGCAAGCTTGGTAACTCTGTAATTATTCCCGTTCTTAAATCTACCACTTTTCTCATATTAAAACTCCCAGCTTATACTAGCTAAACCTGCGTCAAATGCGTCTGTACCATTCACAGGTATAAGTCGCAACCTTTCTAATGCGCCGGCCAAGGTAACGTCACCGCCGCCAGATATTGAAAATACTGTTGATATCTTTCCTTTGTGAGTAGCAACCCACGAATTTGATCCTACATAAATAATTTCAATGGTTGACGTCATTAAACGTGTAGAATTATTAGTAAACATCACAAATCCTGCTGTGCTTTCTACTGAAACGCCAGTGCCTACTCCGTTACTCGCTACACTTGTAGAAATGTAATCAGACGTTTTAATAGATCCATCTCCGATCTGTACTATAAAACTGGCTGTGCCGTTGCTTGAAACTCCCTTTAGCGTCAGATTGAGACGATTAACTCCAGCAGGTATACCAGTAAAATCTATTGAAGTTCCAGAAGTTGTTGCAACTGCTGTTTGAAGATTTATTTTTAAGACATCTACGTAATCTTTCGATGCTTTATCTGTATCAAGCTCATTCAATGCTGCTTGTACTGTAGTAGCTGCAATACCACCCGCTGCTGTGTTGCGTATGTCGCTAGATTTAATACCTGCTAATGTCAGTATGTTAATCCATGCGTTATTCGCTGAGTTTCTTTGCTTTAAGATACCGGCGTTAGTGTCTGCCCACATTTGATAAGCATACATTGTTTCTGGCTCAGTAGCTCCGCTGTTATTTGATACTATTGCAGCAAGTGTGTTATTTAAATCAGCTAATAATGATATCCCAGTCTGATCTGCAATTACATAATCTTCTTGTGCCATTTTTAAAACCCTCTCGTAATGTGATCAAATGTACGGCTTATTGCTGCTCCACTTGAGTTTTTAAATATTATATCAAAGCCGGTGACGCTTTTGTTTGATATTTCGTAAAAGTCGCCGGTCTGCATGTTTTGTGCTGTAATGCCCATTGCCGGAATGACTTTATATGTGAAAGGATAAGTAATAGATTTACTAGCTGCGCCGCTCACTATGTCTTCACCGCTTGCAACTCTATCGGGCATATGAACAATAACAGATAAACTGTTAACACTTATATTGTGCGTCTGATAATAACTATTTAGCTGTAGCTTAAACTGAAACGAACGCGCATTGTAATCTCCTACAACTAAAGTCTTGTAATCTGTAAATGTAATATTATCATCTGACGTTCTAACAAATAGCGTTGCATCTACATCGTTAATTAAATCGCCTATTATTCTTGTCCATGTGCTTATAAGAGGTCTTGAGCTAATCAAATCATCAGCATCAAATGCTGTGACCGACATTGCTGAAGTAATTCTAGACGTAAGTACATACCCTAGATCTATTGCATCGTTAAAAGTGTACGTTCCCACAGAGCCAACACCCCCAATAACAGACAACCTTGGGAATGTACTTACGTTTCCCGGTTGCTCACCAAAAGTATTCTTTGATTCTAGTCGTAAAGCATTATCAACAACTGCCACGCCTGTTTTTGTACCGGTAAAACCTAGCTCGTCGACCTCAGCAATAAAGTTCATAGCCAACACACTAGGCGCGTTAGTGATTACAGCCGTTTCATTAAGACTTTGATTGCCAGTGCTGTCGATAAACTTAGCTAAGTATACGCCTGCGATCAATGGCAACGTAGCTGCAATAGTCGTGCCAGATATAATGCCGCTTATCTCTGTACTGCTGGACCAAGAGGGAGACACTATATCTGTCGTGTGTTTTATCTGTATTTTGCCGCCTACAATAACGTCTAAGTCTGTCGCTTCATCCCAAGTTAGAAACGCGCTTCCATTTACCGCTTGCAATTGTAAATTGTTAACATCAAAAGGAGGCGTTGTAAGTCCGTAAATTATTTTAGATATAGATGCGGTCTGCGATCTTACGCCTATAGAATTAATAGCTGTTATTCGTATCTGCTGCGTACCCGCTGTCACACCATCTATGTCGATTGACGTAGTATCTGATTGTAATTTTTTCCAGTTGCCGTTAGTTGGTCTGTATTCTATTTCATAACGCGAGCCTTGATCGCCTACCCAGCTCACTGACATACGCACACCAACCAGCGTGCCGGTTATTAAGAATAATTCTTCGTTTACGACAATACTTGATACTTCGCTAGGTATTAAACGCAATGTAGATATCGGTATCGGTGTCAGCTTTATATTGCTTTCTATCGCTAAGTACTTGTCTTCCCTATACTCTAAAGCTGTTATAGATGCGTTAACGCCGTCTTCACTAATAGATATTACTCTAAATTTTTGCGGGTTAACTGATGTCGACGCTAGCACCCAAACCGATTGCAAAAGCGGTGTATCACTGTATGCCGGTGATACTGCAATAGTTGTTGTTGCACCTTCTCCGGTTGTGACTGTAGAGCTTTCAACTGTGCCATCAGGCATCATTGCAAACAAAGTATAAGTAGATGTGCTGTCGATAGTTACCGAGGCATCTAGTGTAAATGCTGATGTAGTAGCCGCTTGTAGCCTGCCGCCTAATCTATCTCCTGATCTAACTGGGTCTGATACCTGAATTACTTCACCTGGCGCAATAGCTAAACCATCAAGCCCCGTGCTGAATGTTACTGTGTCAGTTTCTAATGACTCAGTAAACAATATGGCTTTACCAAATCGATGCGCCTGACCTCGTGACGTACAGCCAAATGCAATCACATCTTTTTTAATAAAGCCAAACCGCTCAATAGCAACAGCGTCTTCAATGTATTCTACAGCCTGCCTGTATAAGTCTAGCGGGTCGTTCCATGTCACAGCAATAACTGTTGACCGAGTGCGAGAGCTTGACCCGGCATAACTAAACACGCCATTGATTACGTTAGCCGGTGTAAATAATGCGGTTGCTTGTTTTGGTGAGTCTTGCGTTAATGTCACGCTACCTGCTGCCCAAAATGACATCGCTGCAAAAGCACTAGTCAAAGCCTGCAACATCTTTACAGCTTCTTCTCTCGTCTGTAGGTATACATTAATAGTGTATCGAGGCTCTGTGCTGCCATCGCCATTGTCAACTAATTCATCGCAGTATTGTGCAATCTCAAACAGTGTAAATTTATCAATTTGATCTGCTGATACGTAGTCGCCTAAACCATATCTTGAGTTGACAACAATATCATAAAAAACCCACGCGGGGTTATTTGAGTATGCTGTGGTAAATGTACCATCCCAGACACCATCATATGTTCGCGCCAAGGCATCATAATTTGATGGCACTTGTAGTATCATGCCTTCAATTTCATAGCCTCTTGCGGGTATTTTATTGTATAGCTTGCTGTCTACAGATATCCCGATCAATGCCGAGTTAGGATAGCTAAACTTCTCATCGATTATTTCTGTGAAGCTGTCCCAAAATGTTTGATTTTGTAAAGCCTGCGTTGCGCTATCGTTAGTCAATCGACGTACTCTGAGATCCCAAGGGCCATTGCCAGTAAGTGGTATGTTGTATGCGCGCTGATAACGGCTAGAAGTCTTTCCTGTTATGTCGTCAAATGTTTTAAATCCCGATCCTGTACCAGTAATTGATAATGATCCATTACCACTAATTTTTACAATTCTAAATTCATATGCGCCTTCAACAGGGGCAGTAAAAGATATTGATTGACTACCGCTTGGCGGGAAAAATCCGATTGAAACGCTTTCAGATTCAGAAGGTAAACCTCCATCTGGACCAAAACTA